GGGTATGGAAGCGTGAATCTGTACTCATTCATGCAGCCTCCCCTGTTACTTTCAGCATTCCGTTATCGAGCAGCTTTCTGGTCAGCCACTGTTGACCACGCCCGGTGATTTTTGTGGTGAACGATATCTGTATTCCGTGATTTGTGTTGACCGCTGTTTCTTTCACTGTGAAATAGCCGCGATCCATATATTCCTGCATTGGCACATTGCGCCGGGAACCTGAAGCAATAAGGATTTTGTGATCACGCATCCACGCAAACAGTTTGTTTGGGCCAATACCAACAACCTTTGCAAAGTTTCCAATCAAAATTCCGCTGGCCTCGCCAACGCGATCGGCAAACTCAACTTTAGGTGCGGCAATCGCGAGTTGTTGCTCCAGCTTCACTTTCTGCTCATATTCGTTTGCCCACGCTCTGGCGGCTTCAGCAGGGTTTGTGAAGTCGGGCAAGGCTGACTTATCTTCTTTTTGGCCACGAAAATAATTGCGAACAAGCTCACGTTGCACTCTCCACGCCGTCTCGTCGCGCAGGGTTTTAACCAGCATCAAATAGCCTGATTCAGTGAAAACTCGCATGCCACGAGGAGGAATTTCAAAACCCCTTCTAAAGGTATTTTCATGAAAATCAATAAAATATGTATCTTCCCTGTCTATGAAATACTCAGAGTTTCGCGCATAGCCATTTTGAATAGTGGCTACTGGAACCCCGTGAATATCAGCAATCATTTGATACGTAACAACACGCTCGCCATTAAACTCAATCGGCACGATTTCTGCGTTGGCAATAATTACGGCATTCATGCAACACCTCCTTCAACGACAATAATGCTGTCGCGCTTACCTTGTTCGCCTTCGAAGACGTAATGCTCGTACTGAACATTGAACCCTAATTTATTGATTCTTTCGGAAACCTCAATTTGAGGAAGCCGGATAACTCCACTTTTAACCAGCGTTTCGATGGTACGTTTCACATTGTCATGACGCTTACCCACCAACTCAGCGATTTCAATGCTGGTCATTTTAATGGCGTTGCTATTTATCAGCTCGTTCATTGTCATGTCCTCTCATATTGAAAATTCAGCAATAAAAAACCCAGCCGAAGCTGGGTCGTTGCGTTGGCAATCTGTCAGTAGTGATGTAGTGAAGGAGGTAATTCTTTGTTCTTAAGTCTTACCCATGCAGAAAGATTCGTTGGTCCGTCTGGCTCATTAATATCAACATCTCGTGTGTGATTGATTAAAACGTCTCTCGCCATTCCGATAACATACGAGAACTCATGACCGTAGTCGTGGCATCTGCCGGAATAGTTAGACTGAATTTGTCTTAGCGCCGGATACAGTTCGCGGAATAATGCCTGTGAGCGGTTGGCATAATCCCACAACCATACCAGACTGTTTGCATCTTTTGCAGAAAGCTCGCTGGTTTTCTTCTCGTGATGACCTGCGCTTTTCGAAGTCTGGCTGAAATAGCAGTCTTCCAGTTTTTCGAACACGTCCCATGCCTGATCGGTTTCGAGCATCTTCGCGTGACGAGCTGCGCCGCGTTCTGTCCAGAGGATGAGGGAGCGGGTTTTTGGAGAAATTTTCACCTCATTTTGCGACTCGTTTAAAACTAGTCGCAAATTTTTGAGCTCATCACCAACAGCTTTAAAGAAGTGTTTTCCCTCAATAAATCGAGATTTATTTTCATGGTGATTCTGCTGTATACGGATTGCTTCTGTTCCGTAAAGGCGGGCGAGTAACTCAGTTGTGATTACAGGAATCTGGTTATAAGTGACAGGGGAAAGGTTTTTGACAGCAACTTGAACAGTCATAACGACCTCGCGTTTCGATAATTTTTACCTCACCACCTTCAGGTTCCAATCATCGGGTGGCGAACTGTGCAGGGTTGGAACTACCGGTCGAAACATCCGGCGCACCTTTCGGTGCCCCCACACAGCCCGCCATAAATCGCGAATGTGACTGTGCTTAGCGCATAAAAAAACCGCCAGCGCGGTATGCACCGTTTCGATATCCGGGGTTCCAATCCCGACGCCAGATTTTGCTGGCGCGTGAGGAATATAGCCCCGGATATGTGTTGTCGTCAACTACAGGCCTTGAATGCATATAACGATTTTGTTATGTTGATACCTATGAACTACACTATCGAATACTACAGTGAAGATGTAAGGCTGGAAGTCGATCGGCTTCCATTGAGTATGCGTGCCCGATACCAACATCTCGTTGAACGTATGAAGATATATGGCAGCAATCTCGGAGAACCTCACACCAGCGCCTTTGGTGACGGGCTTTTCGAACTCAGAATTAAAGGCAACGATGGGATCGCGCGTGTTTTTTACTGCACTCTGACAGGGAAACGCATCATCATGCTGCATAGTTTTGTAAAGAAAACGCAGAAAACACCGCCAGCCGAACGCAAGAAAGCTGAAACCAGAATGAAGGAGGTTAAGCATGACTGGTAAACGCACTCTCCCCACCATGACACACGACGAAATGGCAGCCAAATGGATGGAAGACCCGGCTTTTAAAGCAGAATACGACGCTATCGCTGACGAATTCGCACTGCTTGATGAAATGCTGGCAGCACGCAAAGAAGCTGGCTTAACTCAGGCTGAAGTTGCCGAGCGAATGGGAACAAAAGCGACCGCGATCACCAGAATGGAAAGTAATCTCGCATCAGGTATCAGCGGCCCATCATTTGCCACCCTAAAAAAATTCGCCCGCGCTACTGGAAAAAAACTCCAGATCCGCTTCGTTTAACCACACCGCGCCGTCATTCTGGCGGCGCACCGGATAAATAGTCATTTCCTCGCACGATGTCTTAGCCACCGGATATCCCACAGGTGAGCCGTGTAGTTGAAGGTTTTTACGTCAGATTCTTTTGGGATTGGCTTGCGTTTATTTCTGGAGCGCTTCGTTGGAAGGTATTTGCAGTTTTCGCAGATGATGTCGGTGATGCTTCGTCGCTGTCGTCTCATTCTGCCCTCCTGACGCCCTGCCCGATCGCCATCAATGCCGCTTTGGATACGGTAGTAAACATCCGTCGAGGACTGATGAACGGTCGCCAAATCAGCAGCATGGAGCCTTTGCTGTTTCCCTTCTTCTCCAGCCCTGTCGATGGTTCGATAAAATTAATCCGTCCATCAGTGATAATGCGAACTTCGTCGACACTCTCCAGAGCCTTGCTGAACCATCCGACTGACATATCCTCTGGCACAAGCATAACTACCGTCTGTCGCTGTTGTATGCACTGCTCAGCGGCTTTTTCCACCCACGGCCTGATATTGCTGTACGGTGGGTTATTCCAGATTGCACCGTGGCTTACCCACTCAGAATTGAGCGCGTCGTCGGCCTCAGTTAGCCAGTGAGCACACAGAGCATTTTTGTCGCTCGCTGCCGAATCCAGCCAGAATCCAAACTCAATATCCAGTGCATCAAAAAGCCAAAGCGGCGTTTTCCAGCAGTCTCTAACTTCTTTTGGTGTTTCTGATTTATGCTTAATCATTCAACCCTCGCATATTGTCCGTGTTACCTTTCCGTTGTGACCATTCATACTCTCGCCGGGAGTCATCACTCCACCGCACGTTGCGCTCTGAGCCGAACCAGAACATGATTTCGATAAGCTCAGTCATGTTGGCCTTTCGCATTTTGCTGGTACGCACGCCAAGCATAACAACGCCACCGTCGATACCAGGCGCACTTCGTTGCTCCAGTTTTTTGGTCTTAAGCCACAGGGCAGTGAACAGGTCTTTCCAGTCTTCCGGCGCAAGTCTCTCTCCATGCCAAAGCACCTGACGCGATACGTCCCGCAATAACGCCCACATAAGGCGGTTTTGAGGATTGCTCCGCTTTGGTTCTTTAACGTGGACTTCGTGAGGTGACTTGTCGTCGATCGGAAGTGAGAGTATTGCGTCTATGGCGTTATTTCTGATTGCTTCGTTGCGAAGCATGTATATTTGCCTCACCATTAAACCTCCTTAATCGCATTCTGCGTAACTTTTGCATCTCGCCACCTAATTACATGCCCGAGCAATGATTAGGTCGCCACAGGCTTATTTATGTGGCTTAAAATCGATTTTGCTTACATACAAATAAAAAGGCCTGCGATTACCAGCAGGCCTGTTATTAGCTCAGTGATGTAGATGGTCATCTTTTAACTCCATATACCGCCAATACCCGTTTCATCGCGGCACTCTGGCGACACTCCTTAAAAATCAGGTTCGTGCTCACCTTTCCTTCCCGTTCTTCTCTGGTAGCGAACCGGTAATACACCGTTCGCCAGACCTTACTTTCGATAACCAGAAGACCTGCCCGTGCCATTTTAGCCGCGGCCTGATTTATGCTGGTTACTGTTGCGCCTGTTACCGCAGCAACGTCCGGCGCACAGAAGCTCTTGTGCGTCTCCAGATAATGAATAATTGCTTCTTTGCCCGTCATAGACTTGCTCCTTTCAGTCCGAACTTAGCTTTGAGTTCTGCGATCTTCGCCAGAGCCTGTGCACGATTTAGAGGTCTGCCGCCCATGACAGGAAGTTGTTTTACTGGTTCAGGGATCGCCTCACCACGGTTAATTCTCGCAGTCATATGGACAAGCTCATCTGCGGCCTTACGGCGTAATTCCGCATCAGTAAGCGCATTGGCCCGCATGTTCTGATACAGGTTGGTAACCAGCCAGTAGTGCGCGTTTGATTTCCACGGATAAGACTCCGCATCCGGATACAGGCCTCGCTTCCGGCAATACTCGTAAACCATATCAACCAGCTCGCTGACGTTTGGCAGTCCGGCAATAACGGATGCTTCTTCCCGGCACCAGGCGACAAACTGCCCGGGTGATGGCAGAAATGGTCGATTCTGCCGACGGGCTACGCGCATTCCTGCGTTAACCTGTTCCATTGTGGTGACCCCGTTTTCCCGGAAAGCCAGAACCCACTGGCGGCGGATTTCGTTCAGTTCGTTCTGGTCACGGTTAGCCAGGCTCGCCGGGAAAGTTGCCAGTAACTGGCTGAACACACCGTTGATGATCTGCGCTACCTGCTGTACCTGCGGCTTTTCGTCGTACTGTTCCGGCATGTTGTTGGCGATCCGACGCATCTGCTCACGGTCAAAGTTAACCATCTGTGCTGCGATGTTTTTCATAAATCCACCCCGTAAATCCAGTCAGTGTTTGTCAGGTCGAGTTTTGGTTTGCTGGCTGTCACGCCTGCCTGTTGCTTGTTACGGTTGATTTCGAGCTGGGTCCACTTGTCGCGGAGTTTGGCCGGACTTAGCACGTTACCGGACCAGAAGTTGTCCTGGCAGGCCCAGCGGAAAAGCACACACATATCGCGGTGGTTACGTCCGTCACGTTCACGCATCAGGCGGATATCGTTAGCCCACCCAGCAAAATTCGGTTTTCTGGCTGATGGCGCGATAGTCTTCACCATGTCAAACATCCACTCTGCGGCGGTCAGGTCTTCTGCTGTTCCCCACTTGCTGCCGCTCTGAATTGCAGCATCCGGTTTAACCACAGAAAGATCGTTTTCTGGCTGGTCAGAGGATTCGCCAGAATTCTCGGACGAATAATCTTTTCTTTTTTCTTTTGTAATAGTGTCTTTTGTGTCCCCCTGTTTTGAGGGATAGCAATCCCCCAATTTGAGGGATGTTTTATCCCTCGTTTTAGGGGATTTTCCCTCGTTTTGAGGGATATCCCTCATTTTGGGGGAACCTCCCTCGTTTTGAGGGATACACCATTCTGAGATGTTTTTATTTGGTCCAAACATGCCGCCTTGCTGCTTGATAATATTCATTCTGACGAGTTCTAGCTTGGCTTCATTGCACCGTTTGACAGGTAACTTTGTCATCTCGCTAAGTTGAGAATCGGTGATTCTGTCCATTGGTTTATTCCACCCATAGGTTTTACGCAGAATGGCAAGCAGCACTTTAAACTGTCGCTTGGTCAGATCTGCGCCTGAATAAGCCTCAAGCAGCATATTTGATAATCTGGCGTAACCATCATCGAGATCTGCCACATTACGCTCCTGTCCGGCAAAGTTACCTCTGCCGAAGTTGAGTATTTTTGCTGTATTTGTCATAATGACTCCTGTTGATAGATCCAGTAATGACCTCAGAACTCCATCTGGATTTGTTCAGAACGCTCGGTTTGCCACACCGGGCGTTTTTTATTGGTGAGTCCATCAATCGCATACTTAAAAGCCCTGCTAATCGGACTGATG